ATCTCATTGAGATGTTGACCAATCTTTGATTGATCGAAACCTTTGGTTTTGTTTGGAAAGCTTTTTAATAGATGTTAATGGAGCATCTAACTAAGTTCAAATGCCCCAAATCAGTAATTAATTAAAACTAATTACGGAATGAGGTGTGGAAATAGTCTACCTTAAGACTAGGTCCGAACTTGGTCAACCAAAGGTTGAGATCATCAATTGCAACAAATGCATTTGATTTAATCATGAACTTTGTTCTGATATCATCGAAACCTTTAAACTTAACGTCTTCCATAGGAGGGCATTTAATAGTTCCGTCTGTCTCCATCTTTTTGATCTTTGACCAAAATTTATGGTGATTACGTTGATACTTAGCAAAGCTAATAGTATCTGGTGGCTTTGTTGGCTCACAGAAAAGCTTTTCGAATTGATTACATCTATTCAACATGTCAATGACATCTGAAATGCGATATAAACCAATCCGTCTGGCTTCAGAGATCACAATTCTTTGAATTGGTTGATCATTAACCGGATTAACCGGAATGTTAATACCTAATTGACCAAAGATCTTCATTAGGGTACCACGCTGAATCAACTTTTGCTTCAGCAGAGAAAATCGTTGTTCTGTGAAATAAGGCATGATCGACAAATCATCCCATGGATGAATTGTATAACCAGCCAAAAATTCACCGATTCTCTTCCAGTCGAGATCAATATCGTCTCCCTTTGGAACACGAGCATTAACTCGACCGAGTCGATAGGACCAACCTAAAAATTGGCCATAATCCTCTAAGTCATAAACATATTGGAGGAATCTCAATGTAAATGAACACTCTTCTTTGAAGGATTCAAAATCACGTGACGGTAATCCAATGCCCGAAAGCGATTGGTCAAGTTCCAAAGGATACTTGGACGTCAAAAAGAGACCATTTAAAATGGTTTTCTCGAAACTGTGCTGATATAGTCTAATAGACCAGAACTTTACAGTTCCAGGGAAAGGATTCCAGCTCGTGCTGGAGTTCAACTGACCGGCTTTGCCCAGTACAGAAGCACGCTTATCCGAATGGAAACGAGTCATTCGGTTCAATAATCGAATTCTGACAATGTCTAAGAATTTGAATTGGCCATCAATCCAGATGGCATTTTCTTCGGCAAGTAACAATACCTTCTTTGAAGCTAAGTCTTTTCCGATTGAAAAAACTCCTCCGGCTAGTAATACCAGCCTTTGGTGAATTTGATGAACTCTCTCATCATCAACAATAGCTTGTAAATCGTCACCGACGATTGAAGCCATAAAATTAGATCCCTTAACAAAGTTTTGGGGTGACCTAATCTGATGAAAGGAGAAATCAATGATTTCCCCTAGTTTTACCCCCTGGATTTGCATTGCAACTGAGAGGGAAATGGTGATCAAATTCCAAATTGACAATGTCAAAAAGGATTGTGGTTCACCCTGCAATGATCCGTTTTTTTGTAAGAATCCATCTTTGATGTATTCACGTAAAACAGGATCATCAGATGTAATCTTTTTGTCACAAACAATGAGATTCTGGAAAAATCGGACAGGGTGATCAGGATGTAAATCTTGACCCCGAATATATCCGTTCCAAATAGCCTGAATAATATCCAATGGAAAATAATCAGTGGCACTTTTCAGATCAGTATTGATAAAGAAAGGCTTTGCGAATCTACCCTTATTGATCTGGGCTTTGATGGATTTAGCATATGTCCATAGGATATATGCCTCCTCAAAACCAATTCGCATACGTGGATCATGATGAAACGATGGTTCGATTAAAAATCGAAAAATCTTCATCAAACATGTATAACGAGCGTCTACCATAGTAATGGTACGCGTCTTATATCCCGGTTCTGATAACACCTTGATTCTGGAGTCAAATGGTTCCAATGGAACTAATTGATTTCTTCTTGGTGGTTTAATCCAAAACGGGATTCCATTCTTCACCAATGGGGGGAATGTACCATGTGGTTTATCAGTGAATTTCACAATACCCTCATCAAACAATGATGCAATGCAATATTGTTCCAGGAAAATTCCAAGATGATGGTTCAACCATAAATTCTTCTCATTTCCGACCATAGATAGAAGTCCTCTGGACAAATCCATCTGGTCGGGATACAAGTAAATCGATGTACTCTTAAATAAAGAGAAACAATCGCGACTATCAGTGACATTTAACCTAAGGTATGCATTGATAATTGAAATAACTCGAGAATCAAACTCGGATCTTTGACCAAAGGTTGAAAGGTTCGTCGACAAAGTCGGTAATCCATTCTCGAATTTAACGAGCACTCGTCCAAAACAGTCATATAAAATGATCTGAGGTCTCGGGTACTCCACAACAATGGGTAATTCAACCCATACACCATCAACCTTCTTTCCGCCACGGGTCTCGACACGTTCTTCGAACATATCGTCCGTTGGTCGAATATTCAACATGTTAAGAATCCTATGGATTCGTACATTGATGACAGTTTCATTTCCCGATGAACCTGTTGAAAGAAGTTGGGAAAAATCACGACTAAAAACAATGTTTCTTAGATCGGTAGAGTCTTGGCGAGCAATCATAAATAACTCCTCAAGAAACAAGGAACAATCTTTGATTAATTCCTGTGTAGGGGGACATAATGTTTTTGCTTGTCCTCCTTCTTCAGATGTATCTTGAAAAGATGCGGATCGAGAAACACTAGTATGTGATTGATAACTTGCCTTTGGCAAATGGTTACCAAACGCATAACCAGCGTCATAATATAACTGCAGAATTCTTTCATCAGTAACTCTTTGAGTACTAAGAATTTTTACAGTATCTAATGCATCTTTCCGTAATTTATCGCCAAAGGCGGGAGGCAATCCACGACCAAAGGTACGCGATTGACATAAGGTGTTAACCATGAGCTCCTGTTCCTCAAAGGAAGGAGTTGGAAGTGATTCAAAGAAATCCTTTGGATTTCCAAGATGACTTAGCTGTCCTCCAAACCAGGTTAAATGCATGAGACCATTGGTCAAGTCATATCCTGGAAATTCAGGCAACATATCCGGTTTAGGATTATTAAAATCCACCGAATACCAACCAATCCATGAGGATAGAGTTTTTAGTCCAGCAATAGCTCGACCTAAATTGGGGAGAATTGACTTATCATCTTTGATGTAAGCACCCCGTAGACAATAATTGATCCAAAATACCTTGAATCGATCCCATGAGTCCAATAGATCATGGTCATTCCAGTAACCATCCCTTAGGGATGGATTTACCAGAATGGTGGATCCAAGTGTAAATAACGAGAGATCAATACGATCCCAGTCCGAAGAATTAACTTTAATGAAACAATTAAGCTTATTCTTAAAATCCTTTGGATATTTAAGTTTCAACTGTTTCATAAGTGATGAATGAACAATGTTCAAAACACCATTAATCCTTTGGACCTTTGTTTTTGGAATGACTTCAAGGAAGCCATCCACTTGTTTATATCCAACGGATAAAACATTTATAACATTATTATAAATTGCAAGTTTGCGATAAGGAATATCAGTTGGATTTCCTTTCACATCTTGTAATAGCGTCCTCCATTTATCTGTCATCTGCAATGCAGTTTGGCAGTAGCAAAACGCT